TGCCTTTATTACTATGGACGGGTCTATTTCGTATATCTCGTCCCACACTTCCTTTTCAGTCATTTTCATAATCGGACGTTCCGTCCATTCTCCCATAGCAATAGAACCTATGAGATAGCCTCTCGGCCACAAATAAAAAGGCGAAAGTTCAATGCCGTTGTATCTGATATATGCAAAAAGCTGTTCTGCGTTCCACTCCGCAAGAGGACTGAAAACATCATAGCCGTCTTTATGCTTGATGTATCCGCTTGCCTTGTCACCGCATTGGTTTCCGTCTTTGAGCCGCCTGCCTGTTATAAACAGGTCAAATCCATGCTTCGGAATGTCTGCTTTTTGTCTTTTCCACTTCTCGGCCATCCACGCAGTTCGTGTCTTGTCCTTGCAGAACAGATACTGTGGGTGATTTTCAAGGAATTCCAAGGAGAATTTTGTAACAACTTCCTCTATCAGACCATAAGGTTTATTCTCTTCTATCCATCGTGACATTTCGGGATATTCGTTTATTCCTCGCCAAATGATAGGAGCGGAACGGATTCCCGACTTCTCCAATATGTCCTGGAGGACTATACTGTCCTTACCTGCTATCCAGCCGTTGCATATACGCTTGTAAGAAGCTGTCACACGCCGCATATGAGCTATTGTTATCTTTTCAAGGTTGCATATATCCCCCCGACTGTAAAGCTCTGTAGAAAGCTTGTAGGCTCTCTCCCAGTCCCTGTTGTCGGTTATGTTTTGCTTACGGCTGAGCATTGGATTTATATCTGATGCCCGACATCAATATAACGAATCCCAGTATCACCATAGACACCACAAGACTTATCATACCTGCCACACTTCCGATAACTATCTGTCCGTTGGCTGTAAAGTACACGATAACAGCAGTGCTTATCACTGCTGAAATAATAACAGGTAACGCTTTTCCTTTAAGTGCATAAGGTAACAGCAGTATTCCTACAGCAAATGCAAGTCTTATTACTCCGAATGATGACCAGAGGTCTATCATTCCCATTTTTACGAACAGCCCAAACAGTAGGCACAACGCTATTGACGCTCCTGTTCCGACTTTCTTGTTGCCGAGCTCGTGAAGTGCTACGGCGATAGAATCTATTGTTGACGTTGTGATGCCGAGTACAGCTATAAGGAGCAGGATATTCATAGTCTTGTTGAACTTAAAGAACGCCATACCCAGGATAAGGAGCATATACAAGCCGAACAGCGCAGCACCTATGTAGTATGCCTTACCGCTCTTGTCCGCTTCTGCTCTCTGCCAGTGCTGGACATCACCTATAGGGCCCGCAAACAGTATAAGACCGCTCCATATGCCCCAGGATATGCCCGAAGAAGATGTTGGAGCAAATGTCTGCAATTCCGCACCGCCGAATTTTCCGACAACTATTATTGCTATTACTACGCCTATAGCCATTATCCACTGCGCAACATCGGTCTTGACGGACGTTGGAAGACCCTTTTTGAATACCATAAGCGTAAAGCCGATGCCTATCAACGCAGTTATGATATATGACATATTCTCATTGCCTGTTATTGTCAAAAACTGTTTGTTGATGAAGTTGAGCTGTACGAGCAGGCAGAAAAGCTGGATTATAACGGCTATTATCTTGACTTCTTTTCTGTGGTATATATCAGCGGATAAATACCCCTTCTTTGACAGAAAGCCGAACAAGGCAAGCGTAAGCGTATTGCATACCGCCCATATCACCCATGCGAACAGCCCTTTTTCCTGGGCTATCTGCTGTCCCATAATGAGCGATGTCCCCCACGCCCATGATGCTGCAACAGACGTGCCGAGTTTAAATTTTGACAATGCTTTATCTCTCCTTTTTTGTCAACATTTTATAAACGTTATTATATAAAAAATCCGCCCACAAGGAACGGATAATTTTGTTTCTGTTCACGATCCCTTGTGTTTCCTATTATAGCACAAAGAAATCGGTTTGTAAGGGGACAAAAGGTGGAAAAAAAGTGTAAAAAGGTGGATAAAAGGTGTACAAAAGGGGACTAAAGGTGGACAAAAGGTGGACAAAAGGTGTACAAAAGGTGTACTATTTTTTCTTCTGTGCCTTGAGAACCTTGTTCCCAAACTCCACCAATGCATAGCCGTGAAGTTTCTTCACATAGTCGTAAGTATAGTTCTTTTCTACAGCGATCTCCATGAGGGACTTGAATCGTACATATCGTTCATGAAGTATGTCAACGTGCTTACGCTTAGTAAGGCATTGTATTTCGCCTATTATCCTGTGTCGCTCATTAGCGAGCTGGACTATCTCGTCTCCTATTCTACATTCCAGCTGTCTCATCTTTTCTATATATTCGCTTCCCGTCAGTCCCTCAATGTCGTGTTTTACTGCTTCTTTTTCTGTCTTTTTCTGCGATATAAGGTTACTGTAATACTCGATCTGACAGAGGTATTTTTTAGGGCTTATCTTTTCTTTGGCGGCGTTCATTTTCTTTTCCTCCTCGTATCATGATAATTGGTTTGGCGAGCGCCATTATTTTACGTCACACGCTCAGGCGACGACATTACATTGTCATTTATCTCGCTCCCTTCAATTGCACCTGGGGACAATTATTCTATCTCCTCAAACCTGTACTTCTGTTTCACATTCGGGTATTTTTCATGGTCTACTTCAGATAAAAACATATCAAGCGGTCTGATATAAATACCGTTTTCGTCCTTTTTGTGGGACTTGCCGTCAAAACTGTAACAAGAGTAGATCACCATTTTTTCTTCTGTTTCGGTATGAGTGCCGACAGCAAGTATCGTGACCTCAAACCCCTTGAAATGTCTGTATCTTTTTCTTATATCAAGTTTTCTCATTGTGTTTTCTCCTTTTCCATATTGATAGGTGTTCCTACTGTTCCAGCGCTCTCGCTACTGTTTGTCGCCATCATTCCTCCTTCCCTTTTTCTTTGCCATGATTGCGACGATAAAGACTTTTTTCTTCGTAGTAGTCCTCGATTTTACATAACAATAAAAACAACAGTGTCACGAACAAAGCTCCTATAAAGATGACTATTCCCAAAAATGCGCCGCCAACTAAAAGCTTCGTTATAACTTCGCCCATTTTATCACCTCTCCATGTTAATCGGAGTACCCACTGTCCCAGCACTCTCCGAGCTGTCGGTTGCCTTGAAAAACTCGCCGAGCATCGGGTACATATATCGGAACATCGCATAATTTGCAACATCGAGAAGGTACTCAGTATTACCTGTCTTCTTGAATTTTTCAAGACAAAGTTCCAGTGAACCGATAGCATCAACTCTGCCTGCACCGAAATTGTCTCGTGCAGCTCCGTATTTATAGAAACTGACGTTGACACGATTCTTTCTAAGCTTGTCAAATTCCTCGCTGTATTCGGTCTTTAAAACATCACTCATTGTTTTTCTCCTTTCCCATAGTGATAAGTTCCGAGTATGGCAGTGTTTCTATCCACTCACAAAACTCTCTCCATTCGTCCAGTTTGTGATTTTTCCTTGCATGGTACATATTCCTAAGCACAGCATAATTCAGCTGAACTGTTGCCCTCTGATTGTAGCTACTGGGAAGCAACTGTATCATCTGCCACCAGTAAACTTTATCGTTGGTCTGTAAGTATAGCTCTCTTGCAGTATTCAGCATTTCGATCACGTCTTTGAAATTTTCAAAAAAGTTTTTTATACTGAAACTTCCAAAATTACCATAATTTTTAAGATGCTCACAAGAAAAGTCATCAAGTGTAAACTCGCTTTCGTGTATCTTGTGTATTGAACTGCAAGAGTTTCTCACCGTTCCCACCTTGTAAGTGTCAAACTCTTTCCACCAGTAAAGGGGAGCGGTGATGTCCAGCGTGACGTTTATCATTCTCATGAATTTGCTGTGGTCTGTTCCTGCTTTCACAAGCTGTTTCATGAGTGTGAGGTCATTGCTGCCTACGAAAAAATCAAAAGCGTATTCTTCTTCTTTATAGTCGAATTTCTCTTTCCATAAACTGTCGCTCTTATCCCAACTGTTCATGGGGTTTCTCATTCCTCTGATGGCTGCTTCAAAGCCGTATACGTCGGTATTTTCAATCTTTATCATGTTTATCATCCTTTCGCTTTATGGAATACAAAATAGAAAAGCCTTCCGCAATCTTCTATTCTATCTTCTGTCTTATAAAATCCTTTTCTGCTCATAAGGCTTATTACGTTGTTCACAAGTTCCCGGCGTCTGCGGAAATAGTCCAATATCGGGATATTTCCGGGAATGTCATATTTAGTCAGTATTATGAATTGGTCATACTCCATGCCGTCCAGATCAAACTCTGCACCGACAACATCGGGGAGTTTTAAAAGCTCCCGTTCGATGCTTTCGGCAAGTGTCAAACAATTAAAGCGCTTGGCGGTCTTTGTCTCGCGTTCCGTCATATGCACACATCCTCTCTATTCCATTTCAAGAGCCAACACAGCCTGCCCTACAGCCGTAGGTGGGGCTAAGTAATATTCAGGGCGGCTCATTACCTTGTTGTACTCCTGCTCACCCTGGAAACTGTCAATTACAGCCTTTTCTTCGGTGTTCATATCCTTGTATGGCTTCTTACCGTAGGACGGCGGCAGCCACTTTCTGTTTTTCGCCGAGTAGATGTTGTACCTGTCGATCAGTTCGGGACAGTTGAACACTATGTGTACCGTACCCTTTTTGTAGAATGTAGCCTTGAAAAACTTGCATTCTACATTCTTGGTGATGCCGTTATTGAAGTTTATCTCCAATTGCCTTGCGAGATCAACATCCGCTGTCATATTTCCGTCAAAGAAATTGAGTATTCGCTCTATGTCGGATAATGCTTTTTCGGCTTCGTATGACTGCGGTACCTTGTACCACGAATCAAATACTCCGTAGCAGGGCAGTATGCACTTTTTACCTATCTTCCACGCCTTGTTTGTTTTCCAACCGTCATAATAATGGCGATTGTTACTGCATTCGGGATAATAGGAGTGTTCGAGCGTCAGGCTGTCGTACATCTTGTCTATCTCCGATTCGATGCCCGTCTTGATATTAGCGTTCATCTCGGTGATAAGCGTCTGTATGTTGTACTCCGAGAAGTCATAATCCGCAAATGTGCGAACCTTACGCCGAAAACGTTCCTGCAAATCGGAAGTGAGTTTATTCATAAATTTTCGGTTGCTTAGCAACGCTTCCCAGTATTTGAGCCTTACTGCACGAACATACTTGTTTATCGTCATGTCATGTCCGTGAGAGTCTTTCAATTCTATTATCGGATACGTCCTTTCTTTGACATCTCTCGACAAATACGGTCTCATGCGCTGATAGGTGCGGATAAGCTCTATCCCCGAACGTATTTCTATACTGTAGCGGTTGACGATCATTCTGATATAGTCGGTTACTTCGAGATCGGTCACTTCTTCGGGATCGGGCTCCTGATAATGCTCGTCTGCCTGCATTTTCTCAAAAATAGACATTTTATCATCACTGCCGTAAGGGATATTCACTTTTATCAATGCGACTTCAACGTCTGTTTTTCTTTCACCTTCCGTGAACGTGTCTGATAAATACTCTATATCTGCATTATACCTTTCAAGAAGAGAAACAAGATGCCTTCTTGATTCAGTATACGGATTTCTGATAGTTTCCGCATTGAGCAGGCATACCACATAGCCGCCGTACCGCTGTATTTCAAGTGCTTTCAGCAGATGCTTGTCGCCGTTGGAAAAGGGTGGATTCATGATTATCAGCTGATACTCCTTGTGTGCCTGATATGTAAGGAAATCATCATGCACTATCTTCACGCCGTATCGGGAACCGTCATCGTCGTCCGTACAGTCATCGAAGAAGCTGTCAAGCTTTTTCTGATACTCAACTATCTTTGCTTTATCTGCCGCAGGATAGCTCTTTTCTTTGCCTGTCTCTTTATCCACATAGGCGTATATGTTGCACAGTGCCTGTCTTCCGTACTTGCTTGTGATAGCATTTCTCTTTTCCTCCAGCTCCCTACGGTATTCATCGGAAAAATCATGTCTGAGTATCGCCCTCAGATTCGGGTCTATCTCTATTGCATCAACATCGCATTTCTTTCTGTGCGAAAACCTGCGATACTCACGGTTGAGCTTTCTTGCTATCCCTTTGAGGATATCACCTTTTCCTGCTGACGGTTCAAGGATAGTTTCTATCATACCGAAGTCGATACCCTCTATCATCTTTTCAACAAGCGGTTCGGGCGTTGGGTAAAACTCGCTCGTTTCCTTATTTTCAATCTGTCGTGAAAATCAAGCTGTATTACCTGTTCCTCCGACAGCACACTGCGCTTTATCCTGTCTGTATCGGTATGCTTTGCTTCAAAGACTATGCTGCAGCCGCCTATGCGTGTGCCTTTATAATCAGGCTGCGCCTGCTTTGTGAATACCGCACTAAACAGCCCGCCGCCGAGATTTGTAAGCACCCTCATGGGTTCTGGCGTTTTTTCTATCATGGCTATACCTTGCTGTGCGTAGTATTTGCAGGAACGGTCGATAAGTTCCTCAAATGCTGCTCCCGATTGACGGGAGCGGGCGTTTCTAAGGCTTTGCAGGTCTTTAGCTGTCAAGCTGTTCACCGTCCTTTATTTGGATAGCCGTTCCATGATTATCGGCTTTATCACGCATTTCCTTGTATCTTATGTACTGCTCCTTTATGCTCTCGGCGAACTTCTCCGTTGTTGTGCCAACGGCTGCAAGCTGGAGGTTGTAAAGCTGTTCCAAAACCAGTTCGCACATCTCTCCGCCGGTTCCCATACCCACGCACTGCGTATCGTTGTCATCGTATATGGCAGCGATGAAAAAGCGTATTCCTTTTTGGTAAATGGCAAACTTCTTTCCATCGAGCCAATCCATTGTTTTCTTAAAGTCACTTTTGATGTTATTGTTTTTCATGTTCTTTACCTCACATTTCTTTCATCCCAAACTTCGAGTATCCTTTTTCAAGACAATACTCAATGAGCTTTTCCGTTGTGGCTTTTCCTATGCCCTTCACAGAGCCGTCTGTAAGCTCCTGCAAGAGGGTGTCAAGCTTGGTAGGTACATTTAAGACTTTATCTTCTGAAACACCGTCACGAGGTTGTGAAACGCTCTCACGGTTCGTCCACGCTTCGACCAATTGTTCATCGGTCATTTTTCTAAGTGCCACAGCCTGCTTGTGTACGTCTATCTCATGTTCGGTCATTCTGCATTTTCTCTTAGCCATTATTGATTTCCTTTCCGTTTCCGCTTTCCAAAAAGTGTCCATACTGCCTGAGCTGCTTTTGCAGTTCTTTTGCTTTAACGTTGCTTACCGGAGCATCGTGCTTTTCTTTTTCTCTCTGCTGAACTGTTCGCTCTCTCATAAAGTCGATAGGTTTTGGAAGAAGCTGGTCCTTTTCAAGTCCTATCTCTTCAAGCTCACGTTCAGCCATAATGTCAAACACGCCGTCAAGCTCGTACTGTCTGAACTCTTTCTGAACAGCGTTATTCAGTTCGATGAATTTCCATACGCTTCTTTTTCCAGCCTGTAAGCCTCGCAAGAGCTATTATCATAAGCATTCCGTTTGCGTTTATGCAATGCGAAACGTCTTCCCAAACGCCCCTGCAAAGCTCCTCCTGCATCTTTCGATTTATCGGTATGTGTGACTTCATACTGTCATTTCTCCCTTCGCCAGTGCGTTTACTTCCAAACTGCTGAACCCCCTGTTTTGGAAATATCTTTTTTCTTTTTTTGTCCAGCTTCCGGGTGTGCCTTGTTGTAGCTTTTTCACCATACAGGAAAAGTGAACGTGTTGCCTGCCGTCATTAAGCGGCTTTCCGCAAATATCGCAGAAGTGCATTTTTCTTTTTGCGTTATGGTATCTCACATTGTGTTTTTTATTAAGTCTTTTTTTCTGTCTTTCCCTTGCAATTTTTCTGCATTCTTCACAACAATACTTTTTTGCAGGGTGATTGGGAGTGAAAACGCTCCCGCACAGCCCACAGCTTTTGCTGTTGTACTTTCGATTTTTTATTTTTGTTGAGCATCTCCCCATTTTTAAAGCTCCTTTTCCATTTTTCGCCACAGTTCCTTAGCTTTTTCAAGGCTGTCAAAAGCCGTGTACACTCCTTTTTCATCGGCATTCGCCACAAGGTACATCAGCTGCCCGTTCAAAGTGATCTCCACGATCTTGTATTTTTTTCCTATGTAAAGAACTTTTTTCATTTTATTCCTATTCATTTGTTTTTTCCTTTTCTAATCAAGAAAATCCATCATCAAGCTATAGCCCCTCAAAAACGCTCTCACGTCCTCTCTGACGGCTTTGAACTTGTTTTTTAATAAAACTTATGCCCTAACTTTTCCCATGCCGTAGAGAGCCGCATATTAGCTTGTAGAGCTATATTCCTAAATACCATCTCACAAAATGTCCTGTGGGTATCACAAATCCTCTGTTCACCTTGCCGAGTTTCCTTTCCGAAAATCCGAGTTTGCCGTCCTCTAATGCACTTCGGAGCGTATCCTGATGGCAGCCGAGAAAGTCGGAAGCCACAGGAACAGGGATAGTCAAGGGGTATTTTGCTATTATCTCTTCAAGTTTTCGATTGTCATTGTCGATGAACGCCCTTATTTTTTCTGTCATATGTATCAGCTCCTTTTCACTCTCATATCCTTTTCGGGGTCGTTCCCGATACTCAGGGCATATTCTCCGTTGTCCGCCATTTCAACTATCCGTCCGCTGAGTGCCGAGTCCTCTTTCGCCAGGTCCGAAACAGTCAGCTCCGAGGAAATGACTGTGGGCTTTCGGCTGTTGTACCGTGCGTTCAGGATCTGAAAGGCTAAGTCGTAATTGTAGTCGAGGTCGTTCCTGCTGCGGCATTTGAGAAAATCGTCTATGTAAAGAACATCGCAGGAATACAGTTTGTGAAGAAAGTCTCTGCGTTCATCGTCCCTGTAGGTCTTAGCCTTGTACTCGCTTGCTATCTCCTGCCACAGCTTGAATAAGACCGTCTTTCCCAAAGCAATGAGCCGTCCCGATACCGCTGTGCATATGTGAGATTTTCCGCTCCCTCTCTGTCCGCCCACATACAGCCAGAAACTGCACCCCGACATGATGCTTTGGATATATGCATTTGCCTTGCATAATATCTCGGTCTGCCACGCTTCTGTATCGTTGAAGTTCTCCAGCCTGTACCGCTCGTACACACCCTGCAAGCCCGAACGCTCCAGATTGTGATACAGCCGCCTTGTCTTCATGCAAGTGCATTCTCTCATGGCTTCCTGCCCTTCACTGTCTATGACTGCGATATATCCCTTGTTCTTGCATTCGGGGCAGTTGATATATCTGAGATCACCTGTCAGCTCGTTGTATGCCTCAACTTTCAGCTGCAAGTGGAATTTGCACCCGGGGACACTTTTTCGGGCTTCGCTTATTTTCTGCTTTATCTCATCAGAGATTAGTTCCGACATTGGCGTAAAGGTCTGCATCGCCGTTCACCTCGCTTTCAGTGTAGTCCTTCCATCCGCCGTTGAAGAACGTTGAACCGTGCATTATGTACTGCTCCTGTGTATGGAATTTCTGAATTTCTGCTTTGTAGTTTTCGATTGCCTTTTTCACCGTGTCAAAGCCTGCTTTTTCAAGTTCCTTCATGGCTTTTTTTGACACCTTGCTTTTGCCGATCCTTCGGGGGTAGAGTTTCCACAGGTTTTCAAATTCAGCAGAGAAGTCAGGTTTAGGTGTTCCATTTTCGGGAACACTTCTGTTCCCCTTTTCGGAACAGTCTGTATATATGTTTTCTTTATTGTTTTCTTTATATAGTATCTGTTCCCTTTTGGGGAACACTTCTGTTCCCTTTTTCGGAACACTTCTGTTCCCCTTTCGGGAACTGTTCCCGATTTCGGAACACCCTATTTTCCATGTATCGTAATCCTTGTTTATTTTTAATACTCTTGTTTGATTTTTTGTTTTAACACAAGTAATAACGTTTGCGTTTATAAGCTGGGTGACAGCTTCAGATACGTGAGACCTGCCTTTACTCTTTATGAAATTGGCTATAAATCCAAGCGACATTTCATTTTCCTTCTGGCTAAAGCCGTATGTAAACCTTGCTACTGTCAATATAACTTTCAATTCCATAGCCGAAAATCCCGAATTACATATAGCTTCAAGAAGCTCATTTGCAATCGCCGTGTAGCCATTTTCTTTCTGCACATCTGCCATATTTACGCCCTCATTTCTTATATTCAGTTCTGACTTTTCCGAGCCTGTCGGTAGTTTATTTTACACCTATAGTGTATGTAAGGCGCAGGGTGCAAAATGGTGCAAAGTTTTTTTAAAACGGCACTTCACCGTCACTTAAAATCTCCTCAAAGTCTCCTAAGTCTCCCAGTTCCGCAGGAGTAGGCGCAGGGGGCGTCTGCTGTGTTGCCTGTGGCACAGAGTATGAGGTACTTGCGCCTGTTCCCGAAGTACCGCTCTTATCCCCGCAAAATTCCGCATTGTCAACAAGGACGTATGAGCTGTAGTGGTTCACATCGGGGTATTTTTTATCCTGGTACTTGTCCGTTTTGAATTTACCCTCAAGGGCTATCATCTTGCCCTTGCTCCACCACTTGCCGATAAAATCTGCGGTCTGTCTCCATGCTTTACAGTTGATGAAATCGGGGTCTCGCTCGTTGCCGTCCTTGTCCTTACCGTTGTTGATCGCAACGGTAAAGGAACAAGCGGATATGCCCGACTGGGTCTGTCTGAGTTCAGGGTCGGCAGTGAGTCTGCCTATAAGAATAACTTTGTTCATGGCTTATCCCTCCAACAGATCACCGAAGTCGGCAGGCTCGTCCTGTGTGGGCTGTGCTGTTTCTGCCTGTACTTCCTCAACGATTTCTCCTGTTGCCGCATCGACTGTGGGTGCATCTTCTACAGGTGCATTGTCTATAAAATCTGCTGTGAATTCGCCCGAATTGTCCATGCCTATGGCTGCATTGTCCTTTTCAATGGCTGTTTCGAGGTCAATGCTCATGATGCCCCATTTGCTGATAAGCTGACGTATCATTGTCTTGCAAGCCATGCCGTCAAAGTCTTTGCTCCAGAATGTCCAAGCCCTGTTGTTTTTCTTGTCGCTCCTATAGCCCTGGCTGTATTTGAGGGCGTGGCTTTCCATCTTCTCTTTGCTCCAGTAAATAGCCTTTCTGAAACCGTTCTGATACTCGAACATTGCATAATACCCCATTGTTTCAGCCTGTTCACGCTCTCTCTCATTCTGAATAAGCTGCACCTCAATATCCTCTTCCAAAGGGTCAAATCGTATCAGTTCGCCCTGCTTTATAGGCAATACATTTAGCTTTTTGTAATATCCCGAACGCACTGCAAGCTGGATATAGCCTTTGTAGCCGATAACAAACTGCGCCGTTGTTCTGCCGTTTTTATTATCCTTGAAGGGTACTAAGTAATACTGTCCAAGCTGTGGAGACGGGGAAAGGTTGAGTGCTTCTCCCAGAAGTCCGCCCGAAACTATTGTTGACGCTTCACACTCTGCAAGGGCAGGAGTGGTGACGACTGCCGAGGTTATTGCTGTAACGAATTTTGCTGCCCTTTTCGGGTCTTTCAGCGTGTTGTTTATCATTTTTTTGTAGCCGTCCGAGTTTATCACCAGTGAAAAAGGTTTTTTCTTGTTCTGCGTGGTCAAACTGTTCTTAACTGCCATATTTTTTTACCTCCGTTATTTTCTTATCACGGCAAACTGTATGCCGTTACTTTTCATGAATTCTCTTAATGCTATTATCTGCGTCCTTGTGCCTTTGACCGTAAAACTCACCGTTCCTACAGGCTCATTTGTTACAGGAACGGTTTGCTGTACAGGCTGTGCTTGTTCGGACACGGGTTCGGGTTGTACCCGTGCCTGTTCTTCACGTTTCTGCTGTGATGCTTTTAACGCTTCCTCGGCAGCCTGCTTTTTCTTCTGCTCCTGTTCATAGCGAAATTTCAGGGTTGTGGCTTCCACCAGTGCTGCGGAGTAGTTGTAGTTCTCCATGTACTTGTTCACCACCGCCACCTTGTAGGGAACGTCACCGAACTGCTCCTCCAGCTTTTTCAGTTCTTCCCTCACACGGTCGATGTGGTCTTCCAGAGAGCCTTTCAGCTCATCAAGCCCTTTGGACTTGTTTCCCCACTTGGGGTCAAGTATCTTTTCAAAGACTATCGTGTCAGCCATGTCACCGACTTTGCTTTCAAAGAACTCTTTCAGGGCTTTATACTTAGCCGTTTTTTCCTGTTCCTCAAAGGCTTTTATCTGTGTGTCGATGGCTTCTATGGGCTCTTTTATGATGCCCACAAGCTCCTTGCATTTCGTTTCAAGCTCGTTGTACGGCTCTAAGCAGCGCCTTTTAACGTCCTTGCGGTACTCCTCAACGGCTGTTGCCAGTTTGTTCAGGTTTGCCCTGTCGGATTTGGCGGACTTTATGGCATCGGGTGTCACAACTAAGTTTTTGTACACTTCAAGCTGCGACCTCAATGCTGTCTTTAACTCCTCGTGGTTCCAGTCAATAACTTTCGGGATTATTTCGAGGTCGGTTTTTGTAATAATCTGCAATTGCTCCATTTTCGTCACTCCTTATTATGCTTTCAGTTCGGGCAGTATCAGAGGCGGTCGCTTATCGTCAAGCACATACTGCCAGAACTCTTTTTCTTTTTCGAGAAGCATTCCCATATCTTCACGAACGTCTTGCCTATCAACACGAAAATCTCTGACTGTTGCGTTTAAATCTCCATCCCTGCTGTAGTACCTGATGTAAGCCCGAAGTATGCAAAAATCCCAGCCTGTAGCCAGCATCTGATGCAGAAGCTGTATGTAGTAGCTGTCGGGAATACGGTCTGTCCATTCTTCCCACTGCATTTGGTTCATGATGGTTGCAGTTTTGATTTCCAGTATACCTTTTCTGCCTGTTACCTTTTCAGTGAGTTCACCATCAAGCGTAGCATACAGCCAGGGGTTGTCGTCATTGGCGTACATTCTGAACTCGTGGTAGTTTATGTCATATTGAGGATTGTCAAGAGCGAAGATCGCTCTGATATGTTCCTCTGCTTTCTTGCCGTACTCGACAGCAGGTTTGCCTGATAAGTCGGGCGGTCTCTTGCGGTGGGTCTTTATCTCCCATAATTCCACATTGGTCATGTACTTGTTTTTGCCTATGGCTGCACCTGCCTGACTGCCGCCAATGCCGTGACTGCGGCAGGAGAGCCATTCTTCACGGGTCTTGGGATCGTAGAGTATCATGTGTCACGCTCCCTTTCGATCTCCCTCAAAAAGTCCCAGTCCGCCTCGTCCTTTTCGTACTGAGGACACCCCTCACAGTCATGAAAGCACTGGTCAAATGAGTCTTTTATGCATTTATCCATTATTTTTCTCCTCCCCACTGTTCAGCCATAGCTTCTGCTATGCCTTCAAATGTCTTTGAGCGTTCTTTCGCTCTGTCTGGTCCCGATGCTCTTTCTTCCCAATTACTTACTTTACCACTTGCAGTTCTTCCGAAAAGCTTCAAATTATCAGGTTTCGGTATTTCGCTTGTTATAAGATGGTCAAGCCCTTTTAGCCACAAACACGTTTTCTTTGTTACATAGTTTTCCTTGTCATTTTTACTTTTAGCAAATTGATATGGTTCAATAATCTGATCAGGCTTTCTATATGCCGTATTCATAACACATACAGGATTTTCGATTGCAATTCTGCTACATTTTGCATTTACGAATTTCATAAAGAAACCCATTGCCTTAATACGACTTTCTGTTCTTGCGTTAATCTTTTCGAGAGAAGAGCATTTTAAGCTATGATGCCTTGTTGCAACGTTAGATAGATATGTACAAGGCGGATGAGCAATTATCAAATCCCATTCTCCGTATACAGCGTGTTTTTCGCCGTCCATTGTTGTGAACACACAATCGCCGTTTATAATTGGCAGCACATCACCCAGTATATGCCATTCAGGGTGACCGCCTGAAGGTTCTTGAATATCCGCTGAATATGCTTCATGTCCACGCCTGCGGAAGGCTGAACATACACGCTGACTTTCCTCGCAGGCTACTAATACTTTCACTTGACTTTTCTCTCCTTTTAGGTTATAATAAAGTTGTTGTTTTTCTAAATCGTCCATTGGCATTACGCCGTGGGCGGTTTTTCTTGTTTCAGCCACGCTATAGCCTCTGCCATTGTGTCAAAATCCTCCACCCATGCATCACCCGTGGAATTATCAATTGCAACGTACAAGCCTGTAGGCGGTTCATAGTATACAAACACCCCCAGCGGCTGAAAAGTTTGCATTATTTCTATCCCTTTTTCAATGTCAATTCGTTCTATCATTCCTCCACCACCTCCGTGAACCACTCTTTCACCCTCTGCCCCAGTGTTTTCCTGTACTCCACAAGCACAGGCTTTTTCTTTCTTACCACACAGTTCCAAATGTCGTCTTCACAGGTCACACCGTGAAGTCTGTTTATCTCCGAGTAGCTGTCCAGTGCCCTTGCAAGGCGGTTTTGCCTGCTGACTTCCAGAAAGTCCATGCCACCCTCTGCGTAGTTTGCGTCCCATGCCAGACCGCCGCCAACGGTGCGCCACATTCTTGCTTCTTTCATTCTGTTACCTCCTTATACATCACTCTGCCGCCTCATCTGTCTCTGCTGCTTCTTCTTCACATTCTTCGTCTTCCAGCTCTATCAACGGTACTATGTCTTGTTCTTTGAGCAGATTATAGATGAATAGCCTGCCCTTTTGCGTCCATTTAGTCACCATTGCGGTTATGACCTCTTTTCCGCCGGGCTTAACAATGTTGTAAGTTTGTGAATGGGTGTAGCCTTTGTGATGATATTTTGCATATAACAGCCACTGACCGTCACACCAGTATTGAACCTTAAGGTTGTGAAGAAGCTGATTGAAAGCCTGCCCGCTGTAACCGTAGTCTTTGGCGATCTGCGTTACCGATACAACGCTTTCGTTGTTAAGAATAGTGTCTGTATAGTCTGCCTTTGGCTTCAACTCTCCGATAAGCTGGTCTTTTATCCTGATCTCTGTCTGCAGACTTTGTGTTTGTTCTTTGGCTGCTTTAAGCTCCATTGCAAGCCTTATGAGGAAGTCAGGGCTTGTAATGGCTTTTTCGAGCGTTTCATCGTTCATATACGCTCCGTGCTTTCTGATAGATGGCAGCACCTCGCTTGTGACCCACCTCTTGAATTTTTTAGCTGACGGCAGCTTGCTTGACAGGATAAGGGAGTAAAGACCCGACTCGTTGATGATCGTAAGTTTTTGCTTTCCTCTAACGGTGTCGCATTTCGCTACCTGCTTATCTTCAGCATCAACGTGTTTTGCGAATGCATCTCTGCTGTTGCTGTAGCCTAAAGCAGTCGCAACATCTTTTCCAACAAGCCACGGCTCGCCATCAATGGTAACTGTTCTTATCTGACCGAAGTCCTCGTTTTCAAATGTTTTTACCTCATTCATGTTTATGTCTCCTTTCCCCATTCCTCACTCAGACTGTCCACCGTGACTCCCAGTGCGTCTGCAAGTCTTCTTGCTGTTGCTATATTCGGTATCGTGATACCGCTCTCGAACTTGCAGATGTTAGCCTGCGTTATGCCTGCCCTTTCAGCAAGCTGCGCCTGAGTAAACTTTTTGTTTTCTCTAAGTTTTTTAAGTTCCTTTGAAAATGACATATACTCACTTTCCTTTCTTTGAATTTATTGACTTCATGCCTTGGGTATGATATAATTAAATCACGCCGAAAATGCTGTCAAGCATGGAGGTTGATAAAATGAAGATTTCTATTCAGTTTGCACGCAAAGAGCACATTGACAAAAATGATGTTGTATCATACATGAACCGCCTTGGTTGGAACTATGTCGGCGGAACAGAGGGAATAGAGGAACATGGAAATCCGTTTTTTGTGTTTAATTGGACAAGCGAAAAAGAACCTGTATTCCCCGATAAATATGATTACAAAATAACATCCGAGTAATTACACTCTTAAACACTAACAAATAAATCAACAGCATTTTCGGTACATCATTTTATCTTAACTTTTTTGCTTTGACTTTCTGTTTTATATAACAGGTTACCCAATAATGATCGTATCTGCCTTTTTTTGCATTTGCAAAATCAAAAGTTATCTCAGGATCTCCAATAGCCACCCTGCCTTCACGATCAATGCCTTCATTTAGGTGCTTTATTATAAGGTCTATCACAAAAGGCACGGTCATTTCGGGATCGTCTGCATCGTATTCAAATGCCTCCAGCGTGTAGTATGGTATAGTGTAATCTTCCATCTCCATCATCTCCCTTCAATTATTTTTATACCCATGGTATTGACATTTTGCATAAAAAATGCTATACTGAAAGTAAATATATTTATACGGTTTACGTAAACCTTTACGGTATAGCAGACTTTAAATAATACCCAAGGTATATTTATATTATATCGAAAAATGTTGCGATTGTCAATAATAAATCATATTCTTTTGCAATTTTGTTATTTATTACAATTATTAGGGGTGACATTTATGTATAGTGCACAACTTACAATTGAGAGAATTCAATCTACAATAAAAAATAGTGGGTTGACGCAAAAAAAGTTCTCTCTGATTGCGGAATTAGTGAAAACACGCTCAAAAGAATGACAGATAATAAGGGAATGTCATCGTTTTATTTAGCCAAAATCGCCGACTACCTCGATTGCTCAGTTGACTATCTCCTCGGCAGAGATGAAAAATACATAGGTAACGCTAATGTTTCAACAGGCGATATAAAAGACAATCACGATGTTAATATAAACAGTAACAATAACGGACAGAAAGAAACTGTCGGAGAAATAGAACAAGAAGTAAGCTCCATTCTTTCCTCCCTTACCACACGGGAAAAAACAGAGCTTATGGGAGTTATTTACAAATATGTTGACGAGCATGGAGAGAAGAAGGAACAGGCATAATGAGTCAATATGAAAAAATACTGTTGAGTATATTAAGCGGAATGCAGGATAACAATATCCATTTTTCAGACTTACAAAAAGTGTTGACATTACAGGGGTTTGTTGTAAGAATAAAAGGGGACCACTTTATATACACTAAAGATGGAATAGAAGAAATAATCAATATACAGCCAAAGGGGAAAATGGCTAAATCGTATCAGGTAAAACAAGTCAGAAATATAATTCTTAAGTATAAATTAGGCGGTGATCTTAATGTATAAGTATGAAATAATCATGTATTGGAGCGAAGATGACAACGGTTTCATTGCGGAAGTACCCGAACTACCCGGTTGCATGGCTGACGGTCAGACTACAGCAGAAGCACTTGAAAATGTAAATATTATTATAGCCGAATGGATAGAAACTGCAAAAATGCTGGGCAGAAGCATTCCCGAACCTAAGGGTAAACTGGCTTTTGCGTAAAATTGTGTATAAGAACAGGATCTACATCGATCGGTGGAACAGGTGATTTAAACTATAAGGACACAGCCGAGAAAATCAACTGTGTCCCCAATATTGTGTCTATTCTTATGTCGATATGTAGTCTTACTCGATAAGCTGCGTGACCTGATCTACCATTTCTTCCTTGCTGTCACAGTTCTTTTTTTGAAAATAAATGGTAACAATTTAAACGGAGGTAATTATTATGGGAACAGCAATTATTTATATTATTGTTTTCGGGCTTTTGGCTGCTTTCTTTATCGGTTGTGGATATTTGCTTTATAAATCTACTTTAAGAATAAAGGAGCAAAGCAACGAAAAGAAGAAGTATGACCCTATCCAGTATGCAGTTTTGAAACATATCGACGGTTTGCCTCTGATACAAGGCTCGTTGGTTGACGTTATGTACTGTGCGGATAAATTTGTTTTCGTGAAGGATAAACAGGAAATCAGCGTATCGCTTGACAAAGTAATTGACGTTGATAATGTCACAGGTAAAGACATCAAGTCGCAGCAAGCTCAGGGCGCAGCAGCAGGTGCGTTGGTGTTCGGCGGTTTGTCAGGTGCGGTCATAGGTTCGTTGGCTGCTACCACCACATATTTCGTAATCTCCTACAAGAGTAATGATGAAATAAAGAGTATTATTTTTGATTGTAGTAGCAGTTTCTTTGGCATAAAGGTCAAAAAGCACTTCAAGAATAATAATTCTCGAGAAGAAGAAATGATAGAGCTTTAAACCGCTTTTGTCCCCGGGTGCAAACTCGGGGACTTTTCTCATTTATCTTTGTTCTCGTTTTCATCGCTTTCGCCGTCATCGTTTTTGGACTTCAGTTCTCTGATGATAGCCACCAGCTTTTTCGGCACAGGCAGCCCCAGACCGATAGCATTTTCAATTATGCTCAACGCCTCATTTGCCACATAAAACCCTATCACAAGGGACCTGCACAGCGAACCGTCACCGATTATATGTACATCTATCAGATTGCCCACTGCCACCAGTGCCAGTATAAACACCTTCCGAGCTATGCCTTTAAAGCCTACGCCGGAGCACAGATCATGATTTACCCCTGCTTTGATCACACCTGTGATATAGTCGATAGCCATAAGTGCTATGAGTGCTATCAAAAGCCCATCCATACTCCCGAAACAGAAGGAGAGTGCAGCGCAGATCCACGCAGAGAAGAAACCGAGTATTTTTCCTAATCCGTCCATAATATCAATCCTTTCAATACTTCCGTTTAACACGTTATTTAATTGCTTTTCTTACCTCTGCCGCAAGCTTTTTGATAAAGTTTTCGCCTGCGATACCTGTTTTTTTATAGTCCCACTTGCTGAGAAGTGCGTTGATAGCTGTGATAGTACCGTCCCCGATCTCTCGGTTCTCGTACATACCATGATTGCTCACACCTACCTGCTGAGCGAGTAGGAGCAGTTCCTTTAAAGCGAGAGAACCTATAGTTTTATCGCCCCTTATGTACCCCGACTTGTCCAGTTCGGGCTTGTGAGCCTCGGCGTAAGCTTTATCCCTTACATTTACTTTGCCATCCCCGTTGAGGTCGCCCTCAAGAGCTGTTTTCTTAAAACCGTTCAATCCCTTGGCTTTAATAAGTGTCGGATAGTCAACGTAACATTCATCGCCGTCAACATTTCCGCTTATACCGCTTATACTCTTTGTTGAACTGTACTGCCACATTCCCACAGGAGCAGCGGTATATGTACATTCATCGTAATACTGTGCTACCCAGAGGGCGTACCTTTTAGCCACATCAGACGAAATACACTTGTTTAGCCAACTTGTGGAGCAGTAAAGTCCTGCCCAGTATCCGCCTTTTTCAAGCTCACCGCAAAAGGCTTTTACAAGGCTGTCACAAAATGCTTTCCCGTTGCTGAGCTGAAATTGCTCCTCTAAGTCAAAGTATATCGGGTATTCAAACTGTTTTCCCTTGATGATTTCCATACAAGCCTTAGCTTCTCTTTTAGCGTCCTCTGCACTTTCTGCGTAGCTGTACCAGTAAACACCTATTGGGATCCCGTTTGTTTTTGCGCCTGCATAGTTATTTTTAAACTGACTGTCTTCCTGGGAAACTTCTCTGCCGAACCCTGCCCTGACTATGGCAAAATCCACTTTGCCCGATGCCTTGACTTTCTTCCAGTCCACTTTACCCTGTGCAAAGCTCACATCAATTCCGTACTTTTTCATAGTTTAACCGCCTTTCTTTATTTCATTGCCTATGTGCCTGCTCATTCAGATGCTTTTGCCGCTCCTGCACCCACTTGATTATTTTGTAGCCTATCATGCCGAAAGCACTAAGCGTTGCCAGCGCCGCTCCTGCGGTGACTATCATGCCCGTTGTTATCGTCAATGCATTTCACCCTCCTATCGCCTTGTTCAGTATCTGCCTGAAACTCTCCAGCTCGCCCCTTCTATCTATTGCCTGATCCACGCTTACAAGATCATGCATTTCTATGATCTTAGCCTGTTCCTCACAAATGTCAAGCAGCTCCTTAGCTACTCCCGTGAGCTTATCCAGTGTTTCTATCAAGTCCGTCATGCGTTCTCACCAACTATCTCTTTATATTCTTCCTCGGTTATCCAGTCTTTCAGAACGGCATTATGCACCATTTCCTTCGTCCAATAGCCTTTGTCGTAGTAGGCTTTTACCTGTTCAAACCTTTTGCTCATTTAGATCACCTCTATTCGGGTATCTCAACATCCGTCATCATGGCAATATACGCCACGTCTGCCGCCGTTTTTTCGGTCGTGCTTGTTTGTTCATTCATATAGTCCGCCGCCGTGTAGCTTACAATGTTTGTTTCCACCATTGGGTACAAGTCCCCATGTATCGAAATACACTCGGCGTTTTCCTCTGTAGTCTCGACCCATACATCATTATCATTCTTGCGGACGTATCTCGGCTCGTCCACCATTGAAATGAACCTGCCCTTATGTAAAACCTTGTACATAAAATCACCTCTTACACTTTAATACCCAGTTCCTTTGCCATTGCCTTTAATTCGTCAACGCTTGCCTTAAAAAATCTATCATTGAAGATGATGTAATCATGTTCCTCGATAAACCGCTGATAGTGGCGGACGATGATACTGCGCTGTTTCTCCGTGAAACGAAAACCTTTGCTGTTCATGCCTTTTCTGCTGTAGGCTATTGCATGGGTGTATTTCCCACGCTCAAGACCTTTTCCGTCGCCGTCTATGGCGAAATGCATTCTGCATACTTCGGAAGCGGACGAACACACTGTATCGCCTTGCTTGGTACACAAAAATCCGTTTTCATCTTCCGTGAGCCTTGTTCCGTATGGCAAATTGAGCACTTTATCGCAAAGACCTTTTCCTTTAAGCCGCCTGTGCGTGATATATTTCATTGCAAAACATCCTTTCAAAATACTTGTCCATGCCCTTTATCGTTCTGTGGCTGTTGCACCGTTTAGCGTGCGCTCTCCACGACTGGTAGGACTGGCAAGCGTCCTTGTAGGACATCTTCCCGAATTGCACCCAGGTGCAAAATATTTTTATCTTACGGCGTATTGCTTTTACGCATTTCTTGTTTATCTTCATCACGACCTTGCCTGCATCGGTGAGAAATACCCGCATTTTCAAAAATCTGAACGCATGATGTCTGAATGGGATAATGATGCACTTCTTTTCGGACAGCTTAACGCCGTACCTCTCGGCTATGTGTCTGAGTTCTCCGAGCAGGATCCTCAGCCGTTCGATACTGCCCGACATCACATATCCGTCGTCCATGTACCTCGCCGCTTCCGAAAAACCGCATATATCCTTGATGTAGTGGTCTATGGGGCTTGCAAAGTCTAAGGCTATTATCTGCGATACTTCACTCCCCAAGCCTACGCCTACGGGAGAACTGTCTTTGTTCCGTCCCATACGCTTGAAGTCGTCAACGAAGTCGAACAGCAATTGCCTTAATCTGTCGTCCCACACAACGCGCTCGGCTCTCTGCTTTATCATGTCATGGGGTAGGGAAGCGAAATAGCTTTTAAAATCGAACAACAGTATTCCGCCGTTTGTTCCGTGCTTACGAAAGTGCTGTCTCAGATGCTCTTTCAGCCGTCGGAGTGCAAAATCCATTCCTTTGCCCTTTATGCTCGCCGAGTTATCATAGACAAAACTTCTGGAGTATGCTTCGGTGAGGATATTCTCACACATACACTTCTGAATGGCTCGTTCCTCGATAGGCAGAGCGTCTATATCTCGGTATTTCCCATGCTCGATAATGCCGAAGCTGTGAAATCCCCGAAACTTCCTCTTGCCGTTTCTGATCTCGTCGAGTTTCCTCTCACATCGTCCGAGCAAGTCTGCTTCAAAGTTTATGGTCGAGGTTTTCCACCGCCCGTTATTACAGCATTTCTTACCCGCTTTCACCATTTTTCCGAAGTCGTAGACCTCGTCAAAGGTCTTTCCGCAGTACCTTCGTGCTTTCTCTGTTCGCTTGGCTTTACGCCGTCTGTATCTTGCTTCATGCCGTTCTTTGCTTGTGATTGTATATCAGCTCCTTTACCGTTTGCTCAGACCGTACAGAAATATCGGCTTTGCCTATCTGCTTAACTATCTGCCCATGAAACCATAAAGTCTGCCGAAACCTTTACAGCCATGCAAGAAGCGTCCGCGCAGATGTATCAGTCTTCTGATTTTGAGTGTTTGCCCCACTCACGGATAGTTCCTCCTTTAAATAAAGGACATTGCTTTCTCAAAAAGTTACTCGTTCAATCAAGGGGTCCATACATAGTATCTAAATCCGAGGACGACCCCATTAGAATTGTAGGCGTTGTTGTTGTTCGCGCTGCCGTCAGTATTCACATTGCAAAAGTTGTTGCTGTTCGACGAATTAACGGAACGCAGCCACCAATTGCAGGCGGAGACCTCGTCAGAAACTACCCTATGCCGAACGTTCTCGGCAGGACATTATTTGTCTGTTTTATATTTTTTCTTGTCTGCTTCAATAACTCCCTTGATAAGCGACTTCGCCGCATTTCCTGCCTTTATCCAGTTTTCAAACCGCTTGCCGTAGTCGTAACCGTCCTTGAAAAAGTTGTTGCCCATATTCACAAAATCGTAGCAAAACGATATTTCACACAAGAGAGCCGTTGCCTTGACATAGGCTACAGTAAGGTATCTGTGACGGAGTTCAAAATCTTGAACCGACATATCCTTATGCACGAATATCGCATTTGCCATATTGCAGTTTGTGTAAATATCAGCCGCCATTTCAAGCATCTTATTGACGAATATGTAGCGGTAGCTGTTAGGGAAATGCTTTAGCGTCCGTATCGTTTCAATTCTGAAATTCCTTGCTTCCGATACGAATTTTATCGCCGCTTGGTGTTGCTGGGACTTGTATACAGACATTGGTATCATATCCTTTCTCGCACTTCCGACGGAGACTTTATAGTCTCCTCTGGAAGTGGGTTTAGTTTAATGAATTTCTTTTTTGATATACGACTATTTGATTACAAAGCCGAGGACGACCCCACGAGAATAGTAGGCGTTGTAGTCGCTCGCGCTGCCGTCAGCATCCACACGGCAAAAGTTGCCGCTGTACGACGAATAAACGGAACGCAGCCACCAATAGCAGGCGGTCGGTGTTGCACCATGCTTATAGAACACCTTGCCGTTGCCGTTGGCAAAGTAGGTGTACTGCTGTTGGTAGTCCTTCTCTTTGCTGTTGGCATACGTTCGCGCGCCCTGCACCTCAAACTCTGCGAGCAGGAACAGCGTATCGGTCGTACTGGTGACGTAACTTGCTGTGTCCGAACCTCCGCCCGTGTTGTCGCTGTACTTTGTGACACTCGCCATGACGCTTGTCCACGCACTGGCAATGGCATTCTTGAACGCAGGAAGTATCGTACTACGCATATAGGACGAACTCCAACCGCCCGAATTCGTGTTCGAGGTATTCATGTTGAAGTACGCTCCGCTCGCCTGTGAATTGTACTTACTGTCACAGAATGCAATTCGTGTACCGTCCGAAGTCATACCAAGCGCAAAGTGTATCGAGTTGCTTCCTTCTCGGCTGCTGTTATGATTGAAACCGAGAATAAAGGCGTAGTACGTGCCGTTAATGCTAAGCGAACCTACCGTACCCGAAATACTGATACCCGATGTCTTGTCGCCCACGCTCCATAGGTTGCTTGCCTGTCCTGCCTGAGCAACAGCATTGATAACATCGGGCGTATTGCTTGACAGTGTGGAGCTTGCAACAATGTTGTTGACGGAGATAGTCTTGCTCACCGCCGTATAGTTGGTGGATTGAGCGATAGACACCGTAACGGTTGCACTACCGCTTGTAGAGCCGCCTGTAAGCGTTACTGTCGTGCCACTTACCGAAGCGGTAGCTTTACCTGTCGCATTGCTCTCTGCCGATTTCGTGCCGTCAGAGTTGGTCGTGAGGGTCACCGTCGTGCTTGCATTTTTCAGCGTTGTGACGGAAGTTTTTGACAGTGTCAGCGTGCCTGTTGCTCTGCCGATAGTCCACGTCACATTTTTTGTAGTCCTCGTCCCATCGTTCCACATATACGGGGCTGTCGGTGTGAACGTTGCCGTGAACGTACCTGCATTTGTTGAGGACGTAGTCCCGCTCATAGTCATTTTCGAGCTGTCGTACCCCGTCCACGTTGGGGATTGTGAGCTTCCGTTATAGGTAAGGCTTCCGCTTTGAGAGGGGAGCGGTACTACCAGTGTCACCGAGCGGAGTTCGTTGATCGCTTTCGCAATAGGTGCGTTTTCAACACCGTTGTGGCTGTTTTCGTCGAGGTTTTCGTCTAATGTGACACCGATATTGATGTCTTCCCAGTTGTCACCGTTCCTCCTCTTGAACTTGTTGTTTACGGCATCGTATTTCAATCCGTGAACGCCTGTTGTGATGTCCACGGCAGCGTGTGTGCCTACCTCTGCCGCAGCTTTTTCGTCGGAGTAGTTTTTGGCAGTGACTAAGTTATCAGCCGCCGCCTGTGCCGCATCGCCTGCCGCAGTAGCCGCATTGTCGGCTGTATTTTGGGCATCTGCGATGCCCTGCTCCATGTGATTGAGGTTCTGTGCGTTCACAGGTGTGCCCTCTTGCTGTGTTTCTCCCGCAGGGGTCAGCGTTTTCGTGCCGTCCTGGTTTACGACTTCGTTGTATGTATTGGGTCTTGTTGTAACGTGGTCTACCCACACTGTTTTTGTGTATGCCATTATATCACTCTCCTTCTATCTGTTTAAGGCTGAATTTAAACGTGATATAAAACGTGTCGTTGCTTGTTTTAGCAATGCTTTCGGGTGTTGCCCCTGCCACATCTCCGTCAGTATCTATTACCCTGATATTCACCGCCGTGAACTGCACATCAGGGACACGGCAGAACACCGTTATAGCATTGCCTTCGATGGTCTTTTCAACCATTTCAAGATCAGTCCATGTGCTTTCACCTGTCTGAAGCTGTATTTTGTCTATCATACCTTTCCAGTAGGTGCGTATCTTGTTCAAAAAAGTCTCGTTCCATATCGTCACAGGTCATTCACCCCCTGACCGCATAAAAGCTCACCGCAGTTTGCGGTAACGGGATAGCCGAAAACTATCTCATTGCTTATCTGCACCTCGTTTTCATACACCACATCAAACTCAAAGGGAATGTGTGCAGGAAGTTTCGCCCTTATCAGTTCCATGATGTCACTTGCGTAGAAATTCGTTTCTGCGCCTCTTTCCGTGTCGATGTAAAGAGCGTTGTTACCCTCTATATCGCACGGCTCAAACCTGCATTTTGATGCTGCTCCCGTGTATGTGCCTATAATATCCGACAGCAAGGACGCCGACAGTTTGCCCGAACCCACAAAGTAGCTTTTCACAAGCCGTCTGCGGTCATCAAGGGAGCGTTCACCATGCATATGGATATGCAAAAATGTTTCCAGCTTAGCGATAGTTTTCTCGTCTGCACTGTCGATAAAGCAATTGCCGAAAACAGTTTCTATGCCCGATTTCACATCGTCTATCAAGTTGCCCTCGGCTTTTAGCACAGCTTGCATTTCTTTCACTTCATTGTAAAAGGTCGGGTAGTATGTGACAAGCTCGTCGTAAGTGCAATCATAATAATCATTAAATATCATTTTATCACCTCTTTCATCTAAAGCCTCCCTCTATCTATGAGGGAGGTGGCTGCGAACGCAGTCGGAGGGAGCGATGAAGTTGTTGTAAAAGTCTAAGCTACATATCAAAAGTGTAATTTAATTTGACAGACAACTTATAACTGTCGCCCTCCCATGTATGGGTGTCTTCATCAACATAGTACGTTCCGTTTATTCCTAAGTGGGGTATCTGGACGAATACTCCCACGCCCGATATTATATCGGGTGAGCCCAGCACCTCGGCGGTTATCGTCTTTTCTATCCGCCCCTGTTCTTTCAGCTTGGTTTGAGCGAGCTGCTGTATCTGTGCCTGATTCAGCGTTTCATCAGGTTTGTCAACATCTTGAAAAATGCCTATCCTACTTTCAAGAGAAGTATTCTTCGCCGTTGCAAGCACCTTGTTTTCATCGGACAGCAGCACTATTCTTGTTTTGGTCTTTTCGATTGAACGGTTAAAGCTGTAGCTTATAATGTTTTCTTCCGTTGACAGCACATACTGCAAGATATTTTTCTTTCGGGTTATAAGCGAGAGCTTGCCTTTGTCCGACATAATGTAGTGTCTTGTATTGGTATTGTCGTAATCAAGACTTAAAGCGTCTGCTATAACATCAAATGCCGTAGTGTGAGACTTGGTAAGTTCGGGTATCCTGTGCGTGCATTTGTCCACAGTGCCAACAGGAAGCCCAAGCCTTTTGCAAACATCACGGAATATATCATCTGCCGTTTTGTTTTCGTAAACGTAGGTGTCCTTGTTGTTTGCAAGGTATATCCCCATGTCGTAGGCTGTAAAGGAAAGAGTCTTTTTCTCGGTCTGTGTGGTGTTCATGATTATGCCTTGAAACAGTTCCTTCCCCTCTGAATACAGGGCGCATTTATGCCCCTTTTCAACGTCTACCCCCGAACGGGCGTGATTTGATGAATCATCATCTATCATCTTCACCGAAAGAGACCGCGCGGAAGAACCTTTTCTGCCCTTCCATTTGATCTGCGACACTAAGTCGGTTATGTCATAACTTTGACTGCTTGAAAGAAAAATGTATAGATTAAATTTCATTTTTTTCACATCCTTTTTTGATGTTGACATACGTCATATTACGTGTTATAATTAACTTAGGAGGGTGACGAAATGACAAAACGGGAAATTGAAAAAATACTAAAGCAAAACGGATGGCAGATCATTCACGGTGCCAAGCATGATGCCGCTGTCAAAGATGGAGTCGGAACAAAAATTCCTATTCCGAGACACAAGGGCGACCTTGACGAAAGAACAGTAAAAACGATATTTGAAGAAGCCGAAATAAAACTTTAAGGAGGAGTTTCTATGAAATATATATACCCTGCTGTATTTACAAAGGAAAATGATAAATACTATGTATCTGTTCCTGATTTAAGCGGTTGCCATACTGTTGGAGATGACCTTCAGGACGCAGTTGAAATGGCACGTGATGCTGTTGAAATGTGGCTTTGCATTGCAGAAGACAGAAAAGAGGTTATCCCAAAACCGAATTTTGATATAAAGCCGGGAAATGGACTTGTAAGTCTTATTGACGCAGATACTGCAATGTACAGAAAGATGACAAGCAGCAAAGCGGTCAAAAAAACTCTGTCTATCCCCTCATGGCTAAATCAGCAGGCAGAACTTGCAGGAATAAACTTTTCCCAGGTATTACAGGAAGCACTTATGCAGAAACTGGAAATATGAACCTCCCCCTGATTCAGGGGGATTTTTTATGGCAGCGTCAGCACCATTCCTGCCTTTATCATGTTTGGATTTGCGCCTATTATCTTTTTGTTCGCCTCATATATTTTCTTGTATATGGACACATAGCCGTAGTATTTTTTTGCTATGGTGCAAAGAGTGTCACCGCTTTTGACAGTGTATGTCTTAGGCTTTACTGTGTTATTTACCCTTTGGACAGTATTGCTGACAGATGCTTTGCCTGTTGAAGTATTCACGTTTATCTTTTTAAGCGTTACAGTCTTGTAGCTTTTGAATGATATGGAGTAGCTGTAGTCGCCTACGTCAAGTTCACCCTGGGAATAGCTAAAACTCTCTATTGTCATGTACTGTAAAATATCGCATTTGGTAACGCAAACCCTCACGGGGAGTTTTGAGTACATAGCATTGAGGATAAAGTTAATGCAGTAATGTGGCAATACTTTCATTGCATTATCCGACATAGTCACCGCTGCTGTATTCATACTTTTTTCGGTTCGTGCTTTGGCAGCTAAGTCACGAACATTGACAACGCCGTCTCCGTTGTAGTCTCCCACAGTGGATAACGTTTCGGCAGGAGCATACTGACATCCACGGAAACTTGTTGCAGGAAAGAACGATGAAAATGAAAGTACCATTGCCCTTGTGCTTTGGGGTATCACCACTTCTCCCAGCTCGGCAACAGTCACACTCTGATTGTTGCCGTTTACTTTTATGTCTATCTTTTCGGGATTGACAGGTAAAAGCAGCTTTTGTCCACCTGCTTCAAGCCATATCTGATACGGATTAGTACTCATAGTCGTTATCGCCTCCCTCATAAACCTCCTGTTCGATAATGCCAAGCAGTACAGGCTTCAAGTTTTCCTGTAACACCTCAAGGATAGACTCTGTGTCCGCGTTGCCCGAAACTTCTATCTTACCGTTGCCGTTTATGTCGATAACGATATGCTTTTCGGAAGTACTGTTGCTGCTCGTATTTGCGTTGTTACTCTGAACCTCGCTGTGTTCGGGCAACACGATCTTGTTTTCTGTGACGTTGTTGTTGTCTGAACTTGCTATCTCACCAATAGCACTTACAGTCTTACCCATAATGGGAATAAACACGCTCTCTATGCTGTCTGTGAGGCTTTGCAGCATACCTGAAACATCAGTCTTAACGCCACTATCATAAGCGTTATTTACATGACTTATGGTGTCGCCGTAATTGATAATACTCTCATACTGCTTGCTGACTTCACTGACAACAGGAAGCTGCGGTGTGCTTGTGTATTCCGATAATGCACCGATTATCTTTTCTGTCTCCCTTGTGGGGAATACGGTCGAGTGTTGCTTGCCAACAATAAGTTCGGGACCTTCTTCACCTGCTATGAACACATCGGCTGAATCGGTAGTGCCTACGGCGTTATGCTGAACGCCCGAACCACTTGAATTTACATCCACATTAACGGAAGCATTCACGCTTAGCGCCCTGCTTACCTGTGAAGCTATATTTGCCGCAGTGTTTATTGCTATGCCGCCTTGCTGATTGATAGCGGTAATGTAATTCTGCATTATATTTATCGCTGCTGCTCTCGCTTCGGGAGCAACACTGTTCATGTTTTGTACGCTTTGCTGCACTTTGTCGTAAGCATCTGTCATTTTCTGCTCAATATCCCCTACCCATTGGGCGGTATCTTCTGCGGCTTTGTCCCTTTCGGATTTTACTTCACCGACAGTTTTCACAACATCAGCGACTGCTTCAACGTTGCGTTCTTCGATGTTGGTTTTGATGTTATTTAAAAGCCCTGCTATTTCGGTATCACCAGAAGCAGCCTGCTGTTTAAGCACATCAAGACCCTGCTCAAAGGCTGCGAACTCTTGTTGTGTCATGCCCAGCTTTTCTGCGGTAAGGCTTGACATATACTCGATATTGGCATTATAGTTCTGCCAGTATTCAAGCTGTGTCTGCTGTGCTTCTTGAAGTTTCTGTATAGTCGCATCGGTATCAGCCTGCGCCTGATCGAATAGCCCGAACTGTCCCTCAAAGCTCTGCTTGCAGGCTTCATAAAGAGCATTGTATTCTTCCTGTATAGCCATCAGTTCATCATTAAATTGAGCGATAGCCCCTTGTGCATCTTCGGGAAGAGCATTTATTACATCTGCCATTTCCTGAGTAGAGAGTTTTCCGTCTGCCATAGCCTTCTGCCATGTATTGCTGAGACTGTCAGAAGTATCTTCCGAGGAGGTTTGCAGTTCTTTCATGTAGTAATTAAGATCGCTCACCGAATTTACAACACGCTTTATATTGCTTTCATCAATAGTAATCCCTGCGAGATAACTTACTTCCTGCCCGGGAGCACCGTAATCTTCGAAAGCTCTTTTCGCAAATTCACGCTGCTCTTTGTAGCCTTTCTTGGCATTTTCATAATTGCCTATAAGGCTTTCTTCACCGCCTGCGTACTTCTCCAGAGCGTGTTGCAGATTAAGGAATTTTTTCAGTGTATCACCCGTATATCCCGTATTTTCAAGTCCCTCAGCCAATGCCCTATAGTCATACTGCTCAAAATCATTTTTTTTCAGCTTTCTTCTGCATTTCCATTGCCCGTTTTAAGCTGTCATTGTATCTCTGCTGGAAATCTACACTTGTGACAGACTCAAAGGCTGCTTGCCGCTTGTTCGCTTCGGCAATTTCCTTTGCCTTATTCGCACCTATGTCCACAGGGTCAAAGTTTGTAAGTTCCCCCGTGTCATAATTGACCTTGATATTACATTCAAAGGTATCATTGAGGTAGTCTGCATACTTGCTCATTAGGTCAAGATCCGCATTTGTTTTATCCGACTTATCAGATAACGCTTCAAGCTGTGATACTGCCGTTTGAGCAAAAGTCTGTGAGGTATCAATATCCCTGATT